ATTATAGTGGCGGTCACAACCACATTATTTTTATTTTCTTTTTAAACTCACTTTACGATAGTGATAATCGCTGTCTTTAAACAGTAAAATTTTGACATTCAATCATTTAACGTGTCTGTCTTACAAGTTATATGATATACTGGATCGTATATATTTTTATCTTCCAATAACTCGTAAGAGGGAAAAGCTCCTACCATTTGTTCTATCGTTATAGATGATTGTCTCATCCTCTTCACATGGTCAGGCGTTTCTATTCGAGATGTCAACATCCCCAAAGTTCTGTCTCTTTCTTCCTTTGGAATTGCATTTGTTGCTGCTACATGAAGCCGCTTTAACCATACCCATGCATGGTAATTGGATGCATAAGTTCCATAAGCATGACCTACTGTAGATAGAATAATATCATAGATGTCTCTTTTTCGGACAGTGGATCCCCAAACAGCTCTGATGGCAAAATCTCTCGCTGCTCGATGAGGCAAATAGTCAGCTTGTCCATGTTCAGTATTTCTATTTCGCACAAAGAACTGTTTCAACATCACAATATTTTCCTTCTTTATCTGTCCCATGCCACCTTTTTCTGACACAAATGGAACATCTGTTCTCACATCCCGGATTGTCGCGCCAACATATCGAGATACCCATGTGGCGAATTGTATCTCACCAATGTATGCATCAATTTCATAGTCCCTTTTATTTTTTAAAATGTGATCATCTCCATACACTTTTGCTTGGACATAAGACTGCATGAGGCTCATTTGAAATCTCTCTCTAAGATCTAGTCTCATTTTATAAGATTGCATGACACAAAACAAATAGTAGTACAAACAAACTATCCAAGAATTTCCATGTGCCGTCATCCAAGCTCCCGTAGGCATCTTACCAATGACTACAGCCCACATGCGAGCACATAAATGCACAACTCTCGCTGATATTTGTCGAGCAACATATTCTAATATCCGTACCATTACTTTATAATGTTTTCCCTTGGGATCAAAATAAACTCCTCCCATTGTGTAAAACAATTGTAAGAAAACGTAATGTATCGTTTGATCTAATGCTGAGAAATCTCCATCTCCAAACTTATTGAAGGATTCAAGACCAGGTTCTATACCAAATTGTTTGGCGAATTCATGTGCTCCGCCTTTAGGCCATTTCATTCCAATACAAATTCCCCCCCATCTTTCCAACAACATTCTAACTGTCTGACATACTTTCTCTTGAACTATAAAGAATTCATTACCTATCTCAAATGTCCTTGCCTTCCCAACAAATTTTTCCCATGTTTCTGTGAATATTTGATCTACCCAAGAATACTTCGTTTCAGTCTTCCAGGATTGTGTAAAAATCACTGGAATGGGTTGCATCCCTGTCCAAAAATTTTGAGAAGCTTTCATTACAGGTTGAAATGCATGAATTTTCTTTCCACTCGGATTAACTTCCAATAGTACATCTTCCATTACTTCTTTTACTTGAGTTGGGCCTAAGAAATATCCGGCTGCTGCACCTAAATACAAGTCTCTTGTTCTTTCCATCGTCACAACTGGGTCACATTTTCCAATCTTGTCTGAGACATCAAAAGAATTATACATGTAGTCCAATGCCTCTGGGACATGATCCATCACTCTTTTCAATGAATCCGTTATGACATCCGTTGGCCTACTATGTTTAGCCATGATCCGAACTACCTTCTCATCATCCATTCCCCTCATTGCTGAGATGACATGTGGACGTTGATTGGTTCCTCCAAATGCTTTATTATACTGAGATTGTGTTTGCAAGACCAATCCCAATAAGCTACAAATTTCTTCACTCTTCTTCACGGATTTATTATTGGTCATACACAACAAAGGACGGAATACCTCTTTCTTATACCAGGTGTAATCTTTGTCTATTCCATACAACTCTCTAAATGTTTCCATATCTGCTTTCTTCACAGCATCTTCTACTCCTTTGGAAGGGATCTGAAGAGGATCATCTTTCGCGGCTATTACTCTACTTGATGGTGCTAAAATTTCATGAATATTAGTATGACCTGTCGCTTTAATAGCATTTCGAATTTTAACATCTTGATTGAGTCCTTTCTTTTTCTGAACCACTATCCCACCTGTTACTACGAACAGACTCTCCACGTGGGATACCGTTAACGCTAGCATTTCTTCTTTAGATCTCAACCGACCTTCCGTCACACGAGGTATCAGTACTGGCTCTACCTGTAGTGTGCTTCGGAATGTTAAAATTAAGTCACAGGGACACACTTCACTGTGGTGACAACGCATGGGACCCTTCCATTCATAACTTATCATCCTTTCTCTTGGTTTCATCTTAAACGGGGGAACTCCAGGGCATTCACACTGTTCTTGAGGATGTAGGGTACACA